TTGGGGAGTGGGTTGGGTGAGGGGAACCGGTGCGCCGACTTAAGACGCCGCGAACTTCAAAAGCTTGATGGCGTTGAAGTTCTGCACCCCGCCGCCGACGCGCTTGGTGGTGTAGAACAGCACATACGGCTTCTGCGAATAGGGGTCGCGCAGCACCCGCACCCCGGCCCGATCCACGATCAGATAGCCCTTGGCGAAGTCGCCGAAAGCGATGGCGCAACTGTTGGCGCTTACGTCCGGCATGGTCTCCAATTCGGTGATCGGGTAGCCGCAGAGGGTGGAGGGCTGGCCGGGGGCGATGCCGGGGGTCCAGATATAGTCCCCCTCCCCGTCCTTGAACTTGCGCACCATGGCGGTGGTGCGCCGGTTCATCAGGAAGCGGCCGTTCGAGCGGAACTGGGCCAGGGGCGTGTAGACGAGGTCGATCAGGCAATCCACCGGATCGTCCGCCGGGAACGCCCCCGCCGCGCCCGTGGCCACATAGCCGAGCTGGCCCCACGCGGCCGAAGCGTCCGGCGCCGCCGTATAGGTGAGGAAGCCCATCGGCTGGCCGGAGCCGGAGCCGTTGACAAAGGCCTGGGTCTCCTGCGCCGCGAAGGCGTCTTCGCATTCGGCGGCGAGCCATTGGTCGAGATTGACGAAGCTGTCGTCGAGGAGGTTCTGGGTGGCCGCCGGCGAGGCGTAGAGGTCAGCCGCCGGGAATTGCAGCAGGGTGTAGGTTCCCTCGTCGGTCTCTGTGCGCGCCGCGGTTTCGGCCGACCAGCCGGCGGTGACGCCGACGGTGGCCACCGGCTTCTGGTAGACCGAGGCGCCGATGGTCTGCACCGTGGCGATCTCGCGCATGGGGCTGGCGTGGGTGAGGGCGAGGTCGATCACCCGCTCGGTTTCGGGCGGCACGACGTAGCCGCCGACCGAGCCGTCCGAGAGGCCCTTGGCTTCCAAACCGAACACGCGGCCGGTCTTGATGTAGCCTTCCCACGCCGCCTTGCGCTCGTCGGGTTCGGCGAGGCGGGTGTCTGAGGACAAGCGCGGGCGGCGCGCATCGCTGGCGAACCGCTCCAGCCGTGATTGGGCGGAAGCCAGGTCGGCGTCGATGCGCGCGACCTTTTCTTCCAGGAGGACGTCGGCGCGCTTGGCCTCGATCTCGTCCAGCCGCTGGTCGTTGGCGGCCTTGAACGCCTCGAACGCGGCCATCACCTCGTGCATGGCCGCGCGGGTCTCGGCCGAACTGACGGCCTGTTTGGTTTCTTTCATGGGGGTCTCCGTTAAAAGGGCGGTGAGGCGGGTCCCCTCCCCCCGGACTTGATCCGGGGGCTGCCCTCTCCCCGGAGGGGAGAGGGTTCTGCAGCTCTAACCCCTCGCCCCCTTGGGGTTTCGGAGCGGTCGGCGTCAGCCGATAGATCGACAAATGCTTGTCGATCTAAGCGAAGATGGGAGGGGCCCGCGCTCCGCAGGAGCGTGGGAGGGTGAGGGGAACGCGCGCTGACCTTGCCGCTGAATCAACCGCGCCCCCGCCAGCATCGGAAACGTCACCAACGACACCTCCCAAAGCTCGACCTCCGTCAGCACGCGCAGGCGCCCGGATTGATCCCGCCGCGCCTTCTTGGTGCGAAACCCGATGGAGAGGCCGTCCAGCACTCCAGCGCGGATCAGGCTCTGCACCAGCTTGCCCTGGGGCGTGAAATCGAACACGCGGCCTTGGACGTAGAGCCCCTGGTCGTCCTCCCGCACCACATCCCAGGCGCCGATCAGGCCGCTCGCATCATGCTGATGCAGCATCCGCACGCGGTTCGGGCCGGTCTTGGCCAGGGATGTCTTGAACGCGCCCTTGGCCACCACGTCGTTGTTCAGATCGCGCCGCCAGAACAGGGAGGCGTAGCCGGCGATGGGGAGGTCGGTCATGGGCGACTCCCGTTAGCGCGGCGGTTCCCCTCCCCCCGGACTTGATCCGGGGGCTGCCCTCTCCCCGGAGAGGAGAGGGTTCCAGCGCGTAACCCCTCGCCCCTTCGGGGAGAGGGAGGGGCCCAGCCGTAGGCTGGGAGGGTGAGGGGAACCGCCGCACATCCGTTCATCGCGTCTCCCCATCCAGCTTGGCCTCGATCCGGGCCAGCGCCGCGCCGGTGGCTTCCGCTTCCGCCTCCAGCCGCGCCAGGCGCTCGTTGACGCCCTGCTGCTTGTCCAGGCGATGCTCCAGGTCGGAGACGCGCTGCGCCTCGCCCCCGGCCCACAGGAGCGCGCCGCCGGTCTGGATCGCCACGGTGGCGATCAGGGCGATGGGGATTTTCAGGTCGAAACGCAGCCCGCGTTCTGACGCAGCGTCACTCATCGGACACCTCCGAAAGATCGTCGCCGAGGCCGGCCATCCGCCGCCGCTCCGCATCGGTGAGGAAGGTGGCGGCCTGCAACCGCGCCCAGAGGGCGTCCCGCTCCACCGACATGGCGGGTACGAGATCGAGGTCCGGCCGCAAGATCGCGCCCGGAAACTTGGGCGACAGCCAGGCGGAGATCGCCCGCGCCGCCCGCTCCACCAGGGGAACCACGGTCTGGCGCCAGAAGGCGGAATTGGCCTCCTTGTAATTGGCGTAGGTGTTGTCGCCGGGCACGCCCAGGATCTGGGGCGGCACGCCGAACGCCAGGGCGATCTCCCGCGCGGCGGCATGCTTGCCGTTGATGTAGTCCATGTCCGCCGGCGTCAGCGACATGGGCTTCCAGTCGAGGCCGCCCTCGAGAAGGAGCGGGCGCCCGGCGGCGAGGGCGCCGGAATAGGTGTCGGAAAGCTCCGCCTTCAGCCGGTCGAACTGCTCGTCCGAGAGCCGGTCGGCCGTGTCCTTGTTGGTGTAGACCAGGGCGCCGGAGGGGCGCGCGGCGTTGTCCAACAGCGACTTGTTCCACGCGGAGGCGGCGTTGTGCATGTCGATGGCGACGGCCGCGGCCTCTAGGGGCGAGAAGCCGTAGTGGTCGTCGGTGGGATTATAGAGCTTCAGCTGCAGCACCGGCAGGAAGCCCGCGCCGTCGCGCCTGAGCCGCACTTTCGCGGCACCGGCCTGATAGTCGTAGGCGTCGGCCCAGCCGTCCGGACCGGGCACGGCGGTCATTCGATCCGGACGCAGAGCATAAAGCTCCGTAGGCTGACTATGATCGTCGAGCCCGGCCTCCAGGTAGGCGTTGCCGGAGGTCTGCAGGGCGCCGAAGAAGGCTTCCAGCAAGTCCGGCGCGCTCTGCTCGGGGTTGGGCCGGTCGATCAGGGCCTGCAGGGGGTGATCGGTCGCGCGGGCGCCGCTCTCGAACACCACCAAGGGCACGCTGGCGGCGGCCTCGGCGATCATGCGGATGCAGCGGTAGGCCACGGGGTTCTTGGCGAACCCTTCCCGCGCCAGGGCGGCGTAATTGCGCTGCGTCCACTGCGGCTGCGCGGCGGCGGCGATGGCGATCAGGCGGCGAGCCTTGGACGCCTTCCGCTCCGGGGGATCGCCGAGCACGAGGGGGCGAGGGCGTATAGCCATGAAAAACTTTCTTAGGTTGTGCGGCGGAGCCCCTCCCCCCGGACTTGATCCGGGGGCTACCCTCTCCCCGGAGGGGAGAGGGGTTATAGCCTTCTACCCCTCGCCCCTCTGGGGAGAGGGAGGGGCCCAGCCCCCGCGCAGGCGGGGGATGGGAGGGTGAGGGGAACGCCAATGCCGAAAGTAGACCTGACCGACCGCGCCCGGGCCCTGCGCGCCAACCAGAGCGACGCCGAACGCCGCCTCTGGAGCCGGCTGCGCGACCGCCGCCTGAACGGCTGGAAGTGGAAACGCCAAGCCCCGCGCGGGCCCTTCATCGCAGACTTTTCCTGCGCCGACGCCGGGCTGGTGGTGGAGCTCGACGGCGGTCAGCACGCGGAGGATCGGGCGACGGTGAAGGACCCGCGGCGGACGCGGGTGTTGGAGGCGGAGGGGTTGAGGGTGTTGAGGTTCTGGAACCGGGAGGTGTTGCAGGAGCTTGAGATGCTGTGTGAGACGATCCTAGCGGCGTGTGAAGGGCGGCTTTGAAGCGTTGTGCACCGGTTCCCCTCACGTTGTGCACCGGTTCCCCTCACCCTCCCACGAT